TGGGTTTGCAGTTGTGAATGGCCCGTGACTTGTTTCCGCACCATTTGGGTAAAGCCTTGTCTTAAATGTAACGTTTACATCACCTTGCGTTTTTTCATCAGGAATAAGCTCAGTAACACGCGCAACTTGATCCCCAGCTCCAATAGATATTGGCCCGCTTTCGGCAAAGATTGATGAGCTATCTACGTTAAGGCCCACTTCATGCTCATATATATCACTATCTGCGTTGTGACCGGCAAGAAACGGGTAGCGGAAAACACCGCGCTGAACACCAGCCGTGCGAGACAAGTTGCCGATTAGCCAATGGCCTTCCTTGTAATCATAAGCAACATAGCGATCTATTTCAGTAGAATTTTCGCTGCAATAAAACCACCAAACTTCACCATACTGACCATTTGCGAATGACCAAACCTTTGACTGCTGCGCCGTGTTAAAATCACCAAACACATAGTCAAACACATCGCATGGTATTTCTTGAACGCTGTTTCCGTCAAATCTAAAGAAACCGCGCTGGCCCATCCAAAACACGCCCATATCAACGTCAGATGCGGCCTTGCGGGATATTGCCCCACACGATGTACCAACACGCTCAAAGCCATACACATAAGGCGGGCCAAGATAGCGCGCTGTGTGGGCTGACGTATCCGTCAGGATAAGCGTCTGGCCTCGCGTTCTGATGCCCTGCATGATCTGCCCGCTATCGGCAAGCTCAATATCACCAGCCTCGTTTGTAGCTGCTGGCGTCCATACTGTGTTGTTTTCACGATCACACCAAGAAATCTTGCGCGGATTACCGCCGCTGCCCAAGGCAAATATAAAACGCTCTTCTGTTACAACTAAACCAAGGTTGCTCGTAGGGGCATTTGCAATCGGCGCTGCCTTGACTGCTGGGTTTAGCTGCCATTCTAATAATCGCCCATCATCTCTATTTACGGCAACAAGGTATTCGCCCCAATTTTGAATGTTCCATTGGGTGGCTTCCTCTGGCACAGCGTTTGCGTTTTGCTGTATCGGCGTTCCATAGAAGCCGTCGCCATAGAATCCGTATCCGTAGCCTGTTTCTACTTCTGCATTTTCACGGCCAGCCGTTAAATCTGTTGGGGCAATGTCATACACGGTGCCGTTGCCAGTCATAGCTTTTAGTTCGTTATATGAGCCGCCAGCCGCATATGCCGTGCCGTTGTTGGCTTCCCATGTGTGCATTCCTCGCACAGGATTGGTACAGAACGACGCCTTGCGTTCCTGCCAGCCGCCTATAGGGCGTAAGCTGTTATCTCGCCACCGCACTAAACTGCCATCGCGCCAGCGGCCAGACTGCTCTAAGTCAGTGCCATTGCGATAAAATCCTGCGGGAATATCAAGAGGAACAAGGGTCATTTAAATCTTCATAATGAAAGCCAGAGCATAATACGCTGGCTGGTTATCTACGGCACTTCCAGATCCTATTGACGAAGTTGCGCCAGTCAGCGAATGCGTGTGATCGGCAACGGCGTCAATCGTAACAGTGTGAGTGTGATCGCCAACGCCAGCAACTGTTGTGTTTGCGCTTGCCATCGTTTGTTGCGAGTGATTTGTAGACCCCGTGGTTCTAAATGCTGCGGTAAGTCCACTTTCTGCATCGTTATCACTAGACGCCCTGATATCGAATGTATGCTGGTGAGCGCCTGCCGTGCCTACAGTGTTGCTATGAGTGTGACCGCCAGCAGCAGATGCCGCGAGCGTTCCAACTGCGTGTGTGTGGGCTGGCAACTGAGCTTCGGTTAGCGTTGTGCTATTTGCGCCGCCAGTGTCACCAATATCATGTGTCGCCCCGCTATCAGTTCCAGACCCCACAATAAATCGGCTGCGCAAGTCTGGCGTTGAGTTTGTGCCGTCGCACAATTTCCATTCTGTGGGAATGCTCGCAACAGACCCCGACCACATAATAATGCCGCCCGAAGGCACCCTCGCGTCTACTGCTGTATTCAAGCCAGTAACAATTGTATCAAGCGCAGTGTTTACCGTGGCCCCCCAAGTGTTTTCGCTGCCGCCAACGGTGGGTTTGGTTATGCTAATCGTCATTTAATCGCCTCGCGCTTTTTTTGCACTATATATCATTTTGCCAACAAACACTATGCCGCCTCCTGCTCTGTCCACGTCTCCGCGCTGACAGTTTGCTCTGTCCAAGTCTCCGCGCCGACAGGCTCGACTTGCCACTTAAACCGCGCTGGGCCGACAATTGGCGCACCGGCCACGATGTCATCCAGCGTGATGCTGTGGATCTGCGTAATGCTTGGAGCGCCGACTGTTGGAGCGCCAGTGTCTATGTCGTTAGACGTAAGAACGTGAACAATACTTGCGGTTGCATTTGCAACGGTTGGCGCGGCAGTTGTAATATCTGTCGATGTTAAGGCGACATTTTCAACCAGCGTGGAGTCGGCTATCGTCGGAGCGCTAGCCGTAATATCTGTTGACGTTAAGCTCTGAGCGCCGGTTATAATAGGCGACCCAACAACAGGCGCGCCAGCAACAATATCCAACGCAGTTGAGTTGTGAACTTGGCTAATCGTGACATCGCCAACGGTTGGCGCGCCAGCCGTAATTGTCACAGGCGTGAATATTATTTGCTGCGCAAGAGTTGCAGCCTCAACAGTTGGAGCGCCTGTGGTGATGCCTGCCGCTGTTAAGTTATCATCCTGAGATATTGTTGGCGTGCTGAACACAGGCGCTCCAGCAACAATATCATCGCCGCTAAATGCGTGATTGTGATCTAGGTCAGGCGAGCCGACAATAGGCACGCCAGAAACAACATCATCAGCCGTTAAATTTTGATCTGCGGATATAGTCGGTTGGCCTACAACAGGCACACCCGCCGTAATATCATCAGACGTAAGGACATGAACCTGAGAGATTGTTGAGGCAGCAACCGTGGGTGCGCCAGCAACAATATCATCAAGGCCGAATGCTACAACAGCCCCAGTATCCGCTAAGGGGGCAGACGCTAGTGGGCTGAAACCTAGCATGTATTACTCCTTAAACCGCAGTAGATCCAGACATGTCATCTTGCGCCATGACCCAAGCATAGCACTTGTCTAAGAAGGTAGCCCCAGACGCAGCTTCGATATCTGTCAGGTTTGCGTTGTACCGTTTGAAGTCTACCTCACGGGTATCATCGTTAGGTGTGCTTGTTGCATATGCTGACAAGTCAATCATGACGCTGAACTTGGGGTTACCCCCTTCAGCCCGTTGACGTGACACAGACGTTGTCACGATTCTATAGTACGCATCGTTAAAACTAATCCCATAGTCCGAGGCACTTTGAGAAATAGTGTGTTGAATAGCCATTGGTTATCTCCTTTAGGCGTAAGTTACCTCTGCTGTTCTGACGTTTGCTACGACACGAATGTTGTAGGTACTGTAGCCAGTAAAAGTTATCGATAATGCTTTGTTAGTGCTGTCGGCTGAAAGAGCCAGCGTATAACCAGAACTGTTAGTAATAGCAGTTACTGAGCTTCCACTAAGGTACATAGAGCCATTGTCGTTTACTAATATACCTTGGATTTTCCATGATGACCAACTCTGAGCGCCGTTTTGAAGCGCAGTGACTATCCCATCAAATGTTACTGCTGTATCAGTCGCAGCTACGATTTGGTTAGTTGCTGCTGCTGTAGAGTTGTTGGTAGTCAACGTCGTGACAGTGGTATCTGTTACGTCTGCGCGCAGAATATACTGGCCTCCTTGGGCATCACCTGCTGCAGCAAACTGACCAGATGCATATGCAAGCTTACCTCTAGTGGCACTCTTTGCTTCTCTGCCAAAAGAATAAGCATCATTAGCTGTTGACTCACTACGATAACCCACAGCGAATGAATCGCTTCCTGTAGCTTGTGTATAGTACCCAATTGCTGTAGCGCTATATCCAGAGGCTTTTGCATTACGCCCCATCGCAACACTATAAGTACCAATAGCCCCATAACTTGAAAGATTGCTGGTTATAGCTGCTGCGAAGCTGTCGGTGCCACTAGCTCGTGATCTGCCGAAAGCTATTGCCCCCTGTTGTGAAGCATTAGCTAAATAACCTATTGCAACTGCATTTGCTACCGAAGCTGTTGGACTAGCTCCAATTGCAACGGTATAATTTGCTGTTGCTTGCGCACCACTCCCAACTGCAATACTAGAGTTTCCCGTAGCATCTGTGTTTTTTGCTATTGCAACAGTGCTAGCACCAGAAGCAACCGCATTACTACCAATAGCTATTGACAGTGTTCCACTAGCAGTTGGATCAGTAGACCCTGTTGTTTCAGCAGCATAAAGATCTGCACCACCGCCGCCTACGGCAGAGCCGTCTATAGTCATAGACCCGCTGGTGGCCGAAATGTCATTAGTCTGATGATTTATCGTTAGTGCCATTTAAGACTCCCTTAAGTGTAATAAGTTTCAGACGTGTGAATCGTGGCAACATAATTTATGTTAGTTGATGCAGCACCAGTTACTTGCACTTTTAGACAGCCGTTTGTTGTGTCAGCGGATAAAGCCATTCCCCAGCTAGGTGTATTGTCTATAACCGTAGTGGCTGAGTTTACTAACACGGTAGTGCCAGCATTGGCCTCCCTACGAATTAACCCTTCAACCCTCCATGCCGCACAAGCTGTTCCCTGAGAAGCGCTTTGACGCGCAACAATGGTGCCGTGGAAAGCGTAAGCTGAATTGTTAACAAGGATAAGCTGATCGTCTGAGCCTGCCGAGGTATCATTAGTCGTAAGAACCAAAGGAGTTGCATCTGTGGTTTTACCTTTAAGTAGATATATTCCAGTTTGGCAGTCAGTATTGCCAGAGTGAATATTTCCATTTGAAAATACAATTGCGCCCTTTATGCCGTTAGCTTGCGCATTCTGGCCTATAGTTACAGCATAATCAGCATCGGATGTAGCATAGCCAAAAGCTATAGCGCCGTAACCAGTGGCCACTGCTGTGTTACCGAACGCCAAACTATAGTTATTTGTTGCTTGGGAGTATGCACCGATAGCGTATCCTCGGTTACCGTTCCCCGCTGTTGCATTAAATCCAAGAGCTACTCCACCATACCCGTGCGCCTTAGCATTCTGGCCCATCGCAATACTATTGGTTCCCTGTGCGCCGTAACTACTGCTGTTGCTCATCATTGCGGCGGCAAAACTGTCGTCTCCAGAAGCTCTTGAATTACTAAGGGAAACAGACCTTGCGCCTGAGCTAACCGCTGAGTCGCCAATCCCAATTGAGTTTGTCCCAGTGGCGCTTGGTTGTGCGGTTGGTGAACTTTCATTAGCAGCATATAGATCAGCACCGCCACCACCAGCAGTCGCCCAACTTAAATTACCAGAACCATCGGTCTGCAAAAACTCCGATGCGCCCCCGTCATCGTCTGGCAAAGTAAGAGTATAAGACGCGGCAGCCGAATGCGGTGGTGACTTAATTTTTACACCGTGCGAATTGGCTGAACAGTTTAGCTGTAATGTGCCATCGTTACCGCCAGCGCCCTTGACCTCAACAACGCCCGTACCGTTTGGTGTGAGCTTTACGTTTCCATTGGTAGTGCTAGTGGTGATCTCACGGGCTTGAACGTCGAGGTTGCCGCCAAGTTGTGGCGTTGTATCGTCAACAACATCACTCAGTATATCCTCAGCCGTAGCCCCGATAAACACAGTCGCTGAACCGCTAAGATTAATGGCTGCGTCTGAGTTGCTGCTTTCGCTTACGGTGCGTGTGAGGGTGGTTCCAGAGCTTGTATAGGTGCCTGTGCCTATCTCGAATGCACCGCCCGTATCTTCAATAACGTACCTTACTACATCTGCATTAGCTACACCAGCATCAGCAAAGGTCTGATAGCCACTCTCAGCACTGCCAAGCGTAATAGTTCCAGTACCCGTAGTACTGGTGGACATCTTTGCCCGATTTTTAAGAACGGCCATTGTTTAGCCCTTATGCTGGATCTGGAATGCGGATGTCTGATGCAGTTAGAGAGAATGTGTTTCCAGATGTAACCGCCTGTGATGACGATAATGCGCCGGTAGCAAGCAAACGGCTGTTGCCAGTATCAGTAATCGCATAATGCGTTGCTGTGCCGGTAGCAGTAACAGATGCGCCAGTGATAGCTGACAGCGTAACCTTACGTCCGTTTGGCGAGGCATCAGCAGGGGCTGATATGCTTATGCTGGTTTCATTGCCAAGCGTCAGCGTGCTTGTTGCAGCGGCATATGTGGTTGGCTCTGATGAGCATATATCAACTCTATTTGCTTCGGTGTCCAAAACGGTCAAGCCGTTGTCTAGTACCCTATCGTTTAACGTTGCCATTTAATAACTCCTAATCTTCATTTTATGGCCAACTCCACCATATGTGGCCTTTTCGCTATCTGCGTTTATACCATCTATGGCACTTTGCAGCAATGCCGCCCAAACTTGTATGCGATTATCATCGGCAAGATATGGTGCGCTGTGAACCAATGCGCCATATAGATACGCATCGGGGTAGTAAGTTAAAAGCCAGTTATTCGCAGTAGAGTCGCTCAACGTTGGTGGGCTGGCATAATACACCATCTCTAGCGTGCGATCAGCAGAAGGGGTCGGCAATAACTCAATCGAGCCGTCCGTCATTGCGTAATATCTGGGATCGCCCGTAACGTTATGGCTGTCCTGACGGCGATCAAGCATCTGCGCTTGGCTAAGCAGCTCAAGGCGCATCGTTGTGCCGCTCGTAATGCTAAACCGCAGCGGCTCTAAGAAATCAGCAGGCAAGCCAGTGTATTGCGTATTCACAATCGCGGTGCTGCGCTTTTCCATGCGCCAATGACGCACGGTGCGATTAAAGTTTGCCTCGGCCAGCGAAATAAACGTGGGGATTGTGCTGGTTAAATCATCGCGGTTCAGAAAGTCTGCAATGCTGGATTTTAACTCTGCGTATGTTGTAATTGCCATCTAACAATCCCATGCTCTGCGCGACCAATAATTCGCGCTTAGTTTACTTGACTTACCTTTTATCCCGCCCGACCTTGCGCAATATGATGCCTTGCGCTTGGGCTGATCCTTCTTAATAGACATATTGGGGTCGCCAAAGTTAATCTTCTTCACCGTGTCACCCTCAACGGCAAGCACCTCAAACTTCTTTGGGCCACCGCGTCTAGGCTTATTGACCGCAGAAAACCCGTGGCGCTTCTTGGCTGCTGCGATCTTCTCTGACTTGGTGCGGGGCATTAGTACATTCTGCCCGTTGAAAGCTGCTGCTTATACATCTTAAATATGTTCTGCATCACATCTGCGTTATCGATAAACTGAGACATCATAGGGTCTTGCTTCGCACGCTCCATAAATTGCGCAAACTCTGGATCTGCGGCAGCAGCAGGCATACCAGACGCAGGCATTTCTGGTCTAACCATATTTTGCGCAGCAGCAGGCATACCGCGTGCGGTTGCTTCTGGTCTGACCATATTCTGCGCAGGCGCAGCAGGCATGCCACCGCCAACAGGAATATTACCAAACGTCATGCTTGGCGCGGCTGGCATACTGCCACGACCCATCTCACCCATCGGCATATTT